CGCATTTTATCTTCCATGCGGTCAACCAACTCTACGTCTTGAATGTTATACTCAACAAACTGTTGCCAGTGGTTTGTATAGAAGTCTTTGAAGCCAGTTCCTGGATTCTCTTTCTTACGATCGCCAAGTTCAACTTCAGCAATATAATCCAACCGATAAGACTCTTGCTTTTGGTAAGTAAACTTCTTATACAGATCAAGATAATCAAGCTGAGAAATGCCCTGAAGATCATATGTGATTTCTTCGCTACCACGAATAGTAACCTTACGCTCATTGATAAGACCCCACGGAGATAGCTTAGATGTGATAGATTCACCAAGTTCACGCTGAATACGTTTCACCACATAAGGAACGTCGAACAAATTAGTGTTCCAGCCTGTAATTACATCAGGGTAATTCTGTTGCCACCACACCATGAAACCTTTAAGCATTGAACGCTCGGTATCAAAGTTGTGGTATACTACGTCATCACGATTATGAACAAATGTCTTAGCACCGAAAGTATTTACCTGCTTAGATTGCAGATCTTTAATTGTGATAAGAAGAATTGCTTCATTGGCAGTCTTGATATCTGGGAACCCATTCTCAACTTCAGTTTCAATGTCGATGGTGAACACTTTGATATATTCCATGTCCCAAGCAACATCACCTTTATAGGTATCGCTAAGGTATTGTGAACTATAATTCGTATTCCCATAAACATTGAAACCCGAGACGTCTTTATATTGTTCGACGAAGTCTCGGGTTTCACGAATAGTTCCTGGCTTGATCTCATCTACAACAACACCATCCAAGGTTTTCCATTGGCTATCAGGTTTTTTAGATGTAACATAAAGGGTTGGTTGAAAATCTACCTTACGTGTAAACGCTCGACCATTGTCAACACCTCGAACCAAAAGTTTATTTCCATATGGAAAAATATTCGTATAAAACTGAGTCATTATTTTCCGTACATTAGCATCATGGCGTCAAGTGCGCAATCGTGAACTGGGTGGTGTTTAATCACCATTGCTCTATCGAAGTTAGGGTGTTCAACGTTGCAATATCCATTGGTAGAACCAGTAAGAATATCAACAGCAGTTCTCACATCCCTATACATATTATACCCTGAAATGGGTGCAATGTCAAGTTTAACACACAAGCTATCTGTTGCCATTTGATCCAGAGAACCTCGTGTCCACATAGTCTGTTTGTCAGACCCTGGATATTTGGCCATATAATTTTTTAATTGTTGGATACCTTCTTCTGCAAGAAGATCATTGGGTGCTGGATCAAAACTCACTTTACGAATATACTCATGAATCTTTTTCCACCATTCAAGTGTGCCAGAATCAACAGTTCTACCTAGACGTTTAATCTGATCTTTAGCACTGAACTTTACAAAACAAGAATTATCTAAAAGATCTTGATAGGATGGCTTTTCTTCTGGGTCGAAATGAATAATTGCTGCAGAAAGAATTACAGCATTCGATTCAATTCCAAGTGTTTCAATATCAAAAATAAACATTAGACTTCTCTCACTTCCCCATGTTTTGTGAATAGGCATTTGATCTTGTCTTCATTAGACCAAGATTTAAGATAGGTATTTTCCTTATCGCAGATCTCCAATGCCTCAGCTTCAGAAACAACTCGATGCCCGAAGATAGTTTCTCCAAGCCAATCCTGAGAAAATTCTTTGGCAGTTTCCATTGTCACATCATCAAGTGCATATTCAGGATGATCTTTCGGGGTTTCAATCATGTAACTAACTCGGTATTGTGCAATGACATCAACCTTAACCCATACTGTTTCACTCATTATTAGACTCCTTCATATTAATTGCATTTAACAAAGACTTCTGCGCTGATCGCAGACCATATTCCATCTCACGTTTTTGTTGTAACGCCATAGTTAAATCACGAGTTGATTTCAGATAACAATCATACAACTCTGTTGTACTTTTCTGTAGCGCCTCAACATATGTAGTCACTTTACGAATAGTTACCCAGGAACCATCGGCGAGTTTAGTATGACCATCACGAATACGGAATTCATCACACCATTTAGTACCTACTTTGTCTTCTTTGTAAGAAGGCATAGGTTCAAAGAAAACTAATTCTGGTTCTTTTAATTTCTCCAGAAGTGGAGCAAACTGAGTTTCAATAGAGTCTTTACCATAAAACATTATTCTTCTCCATCAGATTCGTATTCATCGGATTTACCATTCATTGCTGCGTGGATGTCACATAGTGTTTGGTGCCATCCATCGGTATATCGCTTCCCTGGACCGCCGCATTCTTCACATGTACAATAACTCATACTCTCAGCAAAGGAAATATAGTTGTGGTGCTTATCAGTTGCACCATTAGTATAGAATCGCAAACCGCCAAACTTCTCTTTGACTTGAGAAGCAGTCGGAACTAATTCTTCTGCAGCGTCCATCTTGGTTTTTGCAAGGTCAACTTCTTCTTGAGTAGTAAGAGTTTTATCCCATTTTGGTTTACCAAGATTCCCTAGCGTATACTCATAACTATTCTTAGCATTATTATAGTCATTAGTCAAATATGCGCAAAGAACATCAAGAATATTATACCAACCATCACCACACTCGAAACCCCAACACATAGATGTGGTTCTCATATCAGCATTACGATTTTTAAAGATCAATGGATATTTTGCGCAGAGTTTTTCATCAAGTTCACGTCTCATAATTATCCCCAAGTCCTGTGAGATTCAGCAATATGCTCATTACCATCATATTCTTGAATTGTATATTCAATATCATCTGGAATATCGATAACAGTTAAGTCAGCGCACATACCATTAGCCAGTTTACCCAATTCCATTACAGTTTGAATCAGATGTGAATCCGTGCGTTCAATTTCTCTATATGAAAAATACAACCCATTACATTTAGTATAGTCCCGACTAGATTTACACTCATCATGAATTTTATGATATTCTGTAACAGGTATCGTATAAAAATGTGTAATAGAACATGGACCATCTTCTCGATAAAGGGTAATACCTTTAAGCTCGGCATAACGGAGGACAGCAGTATCTGATAACCCAAAGCCACCATAACAAGAATTAATAACGATTTTCATAATTTACCTTCAACATTTTACACACAAGTTTTTTCTGGATCATGTCTGGAACATTCAGAAATGGAAACTCACATACATATGGGCAACCTGCAGTACCCCAGGCTTTAGTGATTACGAAGTTTCGAAAATGTTCAACATGCTTTCGGCTGTTAACATCAAATTTAATTTTAGGTGATTTTTTAATCAGTATCATTTGATATCCATACTAAAGTCTGCAACATTTTTGTCTTCGCGAATTTCAATAAAAATTGGAAGGAAAAGAGACTCTTCTCCAGTTCGGTTCTTTATTCTAGTATTATACTTGACAGCTACAATTTTGTCAAGTAATTTTTCAGTGATCAGATTCTTGCGCTGATCATCAGAGAATCCAGAACCAACAGAAACTTTTACAATTCCATCAGACGATTCACAAAGAATTGCACCTAGCATATTCTCATACTTACCCGTACCCGCTTGCACCCCAACAATGCGAAGATCACATTCCAGTTCACCTTTAAACTTGATCTGTGTTTTGGATCGTTTATCTTCCCAGATACCAGAAGCATCTTTCAGAATGATACCTTCTAGACCAGATGACAAATATTCTTCGAACATAGCATTTGCAAATTCCATAGTAGGAACGAGGTCAGTGGCAACAAGATTAACTTTCTTTGTAGAGGTATATCGATGTTGTAGCATTACCTCAAGATTAGCAATACGTTTTGAATATTCAGTTTTACAGATTCCAACCAAGAAAGCTGAGTATGGAATTACATCCCACACAGTAGCATGAACTTTAGCAGCATCGGCAGATGAGATCGTACCTTTGTTTGCTTTATTCAAAATACCATTGCCTGTTTGACGATCAAGGGTAACTCCATTATCAACAATAAGAAGTTCACCATCAAATACACAATCAGTATCACCAGCCATCTGGAGAAATTCTTCTTCCAGATTACCAAGTAGTTGAATCTCTTTACCATTACGGCTGCGAAATTCCACGGTATTGTTATGTACAATAGCATTAAATCGCATACCGTCCATTTTTAATTGCACATAAGCTGGGAATTTAATTTTATCAGCTAACTTCTGATCATATGGGGAACACAACATTACTGGATACTCATGTACCAATCCTGGCCAGACTTTATTTGCAGTGCTTTCTGAAAACCCAGCACCCAAACTCTTATCGATAACTCGCTCGATAACTTTAGCATTATCTGGGTTCAATGCTTCCAACAGACCAGTCAAGTGGGCAATGGCAGCGTTGCCAGTTACACGACGGGAAGAAAGATCAGACAAAGAGTCTAGGGCAAACTTCAAAGAAATGCCATCCGTTGGACCTGGCTTATACTTTGGAATCTTACGTTGATAGAACTGAGTGAATGGATCTAGCGTCAGCTGAACAACTTCACGCAAAAGTTTGTCATCTTTGTTAGCAGTCAATTGCTCAATTTTAAAATTTCGCGAAGCATTAGCAGCGAGCACATTCAAAAAGTTATTAATATTCATTTGCACGTCAAACCTCTTTGTAAGATCTTAAATGTCCGATATCGTTTATCGAGACGAATTGGAGTTTTAAACAGCTGAAACTCTTTTGTATTATTTTTAAAATACCCATGCATTTTGCTCATATCATCAGCCATAAGATACGTATGATTAGGTTGCCCCACAGAATTCCATACGGTAGTTTCTTTGACTAAGATCATATTAAGCAACTGTCAAATAATGTCGAGCTTCAGCACCAGACTCGCGCCACAATTCTGGACAGCTTTCGCGAAACTTCTCATCACGTTCACGTGCCAACCAATATGCGTGCTGCTGTAAGTTTGCGTCAGTTTCCTGAACAATCCAACCAGAGTCACGAAGGTGCTCACGACCAGCGAAAGTTTCATTCATACGATCATGATATGTATGAATTATGTTCAGCTGGTGCATCAATTCATCACGATCGCTGAAGTCTACGTTTCGTGGACGAAATCCATAAGTGTCTTTATGGTAGTCAGAGAAGGTTTCGCCCAACTCGAAAAGGGACATGTCATCGTAGTCCATGATTAACGCTTCATCCAGGTGCGAGCACCTTTGGAACTTCGGGTTTTGACAACTTGGACAGACCCACCGCGTTTCAGGAAAGCTGCCAATTGCTTTTCCATTTCAAGACGAACTTCAGCTTTGGTTTTAGTAACAGTCATTTCAATTTCCTTTTCGTTTCATCATAAGACTATTATACAGGAAACCTTATTTATTGTAAAGCATTTTAAAAAATAACCCTGTATTTTGTAGGGCTTTATGTAGCCTCTATTCCAGAGGCTTAGATGTGAGAAAGCCACCGCTAGGGTGGCTCTTTTGGGATAATTAACGTCTTGGCATGCTACTGGCAAGCTGAATACCAGATCCGAAGATCCTACTATATTCGTTCTCCATATTGACATCTGGATCGCCTTCAGAAGCGATGGCAGACTTATAGAGATAAACCTTCCCTGATACGTATGGCATATATGGTGCAAGACCAACGCCCACTCCATTTTCAGTTTGTTGCATCATAATACTAGCTGGGTTATCGAGATGGAATCCAGCGTCAGATCCACTTGTAACACTAGCAATGATTTCTTCACCACCAATTAATTTAAAAACTTTCATACTCATATTAAACCTCATCAGCTAATTTTTCAATATAATCAGCAGCATTATTTTGATCATTGAATACTTGAAACTTAAATCGCTCAAGTTCAAAATAATGCTGCGCCACTATTAAGACCTGCATCGATTTATAGACGGAGATCTTCATTACCCAATTGCCGCGACGAATCGTGACAAAGGATACTAGGTTCGGAGAGAGTTTTGCTTTCATCATAACAAGTATTTAGGGAACTCAAAAGTCCTAATTTGTTATGATTATATTAAGCTGGGTTAGACGGTGTTTTTCCGTTAACCCAATCCCAATCATCATCAGTCATGGGAATCCAGTTATTCATTTTAGTTTACCTTGTTTATAGGTTTTGAATAAACGGATTCCATCTCCGAGACCATGAACAATATTTTTAAAGACTTTCAGCAGCGTTGTCATAACCATCCTCCTGTAGGAATTCTTTTTTACCACGTGTCTTCACGGGAACTTTCTTTGGAGCTTTTTCTTCAGGAATCATACGTTCCAAAAAGATCTTTAGCATACCATTGAATAGCTCAGCATTCTTAACTTCGATATGATCATCGATAGCAAACGAACGAGTGAATGCACGAGTAGCAATACCCTTGAACATGAAGTTATCTTCAACTGCATCTAGAGTAGCATCAATGTCACCCTTGATAACTAACTTACCACCACTAGTCTCGATATCAATTTCGTTCTGACCAAAGCCAGCGACAGCGATCTCAATTGTATATGAGTTCTCACCATTCTTACGAATATTGTATGGAGGATAGTTGGGAATATTTTTTGTAAGATCAGAATGAAGCGTTGCGAACTGCTTCGTTGATTCTTCAAAACCGACAAAGAATTTGTCGAAGTCCTTGAACGCTGGACCAAATGCGATTTTACCGATGTTGAAATCAGTCATATGTTTCTCCTATTAAGCGAGTAGTAAAATAGACACCCCGAAGGCATGTCAAGTTAATGCTGGTTACTTTATCCAGCGACAATTACGTATGTCAGTTCAATTGCACGGACGCCTATAACCGTAGACAACAACGGATCCTAAGGGATTAGGTAGCAGCGACTTCCGTATTTGCAGCTTGCTCAACTGCTTGCGGGTCACCTTGTGTTTTAATTTTGATAATCAGGTTAGCAATTTCATCAAATGGATGTTTACCCAAAGATGCAAGAATCATGTTAACATCTGCAATAGTCAATTCAAGTTTAATCATTTTCAATTCCAATTATTTAAGTTTTTTTCCGATGTTATATTTCGGTACCAATTCCCAGTTCGCTTTCTCTTTATAAGAAACCACTTTAATCTGGGATAGTGATGCTTTTTGTTCAGCTTGTGTAGTATTTAGGATCTTAAGAAGTTCCCAATCCTGTAGCAAGCCAGTAATAGCATTTCTTCGTTCGATATCACCAGTAGTGATATTCGATTCTTTACCATCGAGCGCAAATAATTCTTTAAAATGAACAATGAAATATCTACCCTGCTTATGTAAAATATGGCAAGACTGATATAACTTATTCTCTTTCCTAGAGGCGATACCAATTCTGGTAAGGGTTTCCCGAATCTTTAAGAATGCATCTGGTTCTGGTAAAGTCACTTCAAGCATGGACTCTGGAGTCCAATCGTAATAAATTACTTCTAAAGTCATTATTTTCCACCTTTGTATAATTTTTCTTTTATCATAGCCAATTGCGCTTCTGACAGAATACTTAATGCTTGCTCGGCTTTTTCGCTGGAGTAGCTAAAATATTCCATAACAAGTTTCAAAGAATCAGCGGCAGGATCTTTTTTAGCCCACTTGGCATAACGTTGTTTCTTTGGTATACTATTTAGATAAAATGAAAACTTCCAATCCTCTGGTAAAAAATAATACTTATTCATCTCATTTGCATACAGAATTGTATCTGGGTTCTGAGACAACCCACGGTTAATAATCCAACTAGACTTTCGGTAATCTTTTGCTGCTTGCGCATCTAAGAAAAGATTTTCCTTAGTATAGGTAATTGCTTTGATGAAATCAAATGGACCCATGTTGTAGCACCCAGTTCTCAGCTACGTCTTCGGCTTTATCAATTGTTGGGAATGATAGAAAATCATTAAAGTCTGTAGTGGCATCAAATAGCAAAACACCATAATCTCCAGATGCAGTTTTATAAACTCGAGCATTACGAGAGCCTTCTTGGTGTTCACTTATAATTGGGGTCATTGTATAAATCCAGTCTCTTTTAAATTTTCAGGAGTAGCTCCAAACTGGACACCAGGGTATCGTTTGGCCAAACTTTCTTCAACGAGTTCTCTAGACATTCCCTGTGCCATGAATGCATTGGTTGTGAAATTATGCACATAAAATACACCACCAATTTCACTAATAATAATTTTAGTGAAGTCTTCCTCTTTAGGCTCTGGTTTCTGATTGGGAATAGTAATTTCACCACTGGCAATCAATGCATCAACCCGCTTTTTAGCGACGTTCTCTCTAGCAACCCACCCCCAAATGAAACCCACAAGTCCAACAAGAATGTAAATAATATAGTCCATAATATTACTTAAATTTACACTGAATCATAATTTCAGTCATAGCTGCCATAATGTTCAATTCTTGGTCAGCTACGAAGGCAGCTTTGTATTGATAATCAGCTAGGACAAGAATCATACTGGGAATACTGCTCGGCTC